ACCTCCTCGCATTTAACATTGAATATCTCAGCCATATCAGAGAACTCATGCTCTAACTGTTCTATTTCTCTTTCACATGTTTGATAGTCAGGGACATCATGCTTTGAAAAGATACATTCTACTGCTCCGTCGTTGGGTAGGCATAGCTGCAACATAATGATTATTTTATTCATCATCTTTCTCCATTTCTTTTTTCATTATTTTTCTTTGTATGAACTTTAAACTTGGCAACACCGTGCCCTCATGTTCAATGCCCATACGCTCTACAATATCCACCAATACATCTATGGTTATAGGATAAGGCAGTCTTGCGACAAATGTTTTGCCCTCTTTATCCAAGGTAGGTTTTTTCTTTTTACCTGGTCTCCTGAATTGTATTATATTGTCTTTCTTCATTCTTTAATAAATAACTCCTCAAAAGTTATATCTGGATTTTCTTCGTTTGATACGACCTCTATTTCTAGGTGCTCATGCTCTTGAATGTAGCGCCTAATACTTGGTAAAATCTTTTCTTTATCTCCAATAAAGGTTTTAGAAAAGCTCTTATCGCTTCGAGGTTCAATCCTAACTGTTAAATCCATTTCTACTCCTTAATATAGGTATTTTTATATATAAGTCAATGCCCAAGGTCATGTAGTCGAGAACAAAAAGAAAGGAGGAAAAGTATTGTAGGATTCGTGAAAGGAGGCCGAATCACTAACCACTGACCATGGACAAAGAACAAGATACCCTATAAGAAGAATATTTTCAAAATAAAAAATATTTTTTTTAAAATCTACGAAATCCATTCTTTCATTCTTCGACAAGCTATTATCAAAGTATATCAACAATAGTAGTACAAATATTCATTCTTCTAGTCATTCTTCGAAAGAATAACTTATTCTTCTGAGGGGGCTCGCAGATCTGAACTGTAATTAAAATGTTATTGATTTTGTTATATTTCTTCTTATAAGGGATATATGAAGTTTAGAAAACCTGGAGATGAAATAGTCTTAACGAAGGAACTCTCGGCTATGAGAGATGAACTCACCCCAAAACAAGTAGCTTTTGCTGAACATCTTGTTGCTCAAGAGAACAGAAAGACTGCAACTGAGTGTGCCGTTATGGCAGGATATGCCGAACATTCAGCAAGAATAACTGCTTCTAAATTACAAAGTGCAAAAGAATTTCCTAAAGTCCATGCCTATATCAGGGCATTACAAGAAGACCTTTGGAATAAATACAAGATCTCCCCGGCTACACATATGCGTAGGCTCCACGAGATTGGTCTTCGTGCTGAGAACCCTAACAGTAAAGATATAAATGAATTTGATATGAAGCCAGATCTCAAGACTGCTTTAGCTGCTGAGATTAGTAGAGGTAAAGCTGCAGGATATTATGAAAAGAAAGAGAAGAAGACCGGGAAAGGCATTGACAATTTGACTTTGGAAGAGGTTGATACTCTGTTGCAAGATTTAAGAAAAACAGCTATCATTGACAACAGGGATATGAACACGAGTGAATCCGAGGCAATTCAAAGCAACGATCAGTCAGAACAAAGCGATCAACAAATTTCTTGAACAGGGTTATTACGTCTATACAAACATCTGCGAACAGGGTCCAATTGATATTGTGGTTGTCAACCCAACGAATGGCAGAACTCACTTTTTTGATATTAAGACTTCTAATGGAAGTAGAATTGTAAATGGCAAGTCGATTGGTGGAGCAGGGAACAAACTCAAATCGAAACAAAAAGAACTCGGAGTCCGACTCTGTCTTGTCGAAGGAGATGAGGTTCGCATTGTCGAAAAGAGAGACACACTTATCAAAAGACAGAAAAAAGAAAAAGCAAATCCCTTCCGTAAAGCGAGGAAAGGAATCGACTTTTTGGAAGAATGTTAGATCAATAACTCCTAATATTTCTTGGACTCGTATGGAAACATATGGAACGCCCGGTATCCCTGATTTACTTGGTGTTTTTGTTGATGATAAATTAAAACGAAACATTTCTTTTTGGGTGGAACTCAAGCTAACAAAAGGAAACAAACTAGATCTATCGCCCTTTCAAATTTCGTGGAATTTAAAGCGTTATTCTCTTTGTCAGGACAATTTTATTATGGCAAAGGGCATCGAAGAGAGGGCCATTTTCTTTTATCCAGGGGCGCTTGTGCGTGAGCTTGTGACCGATTACAGAGAGGTTGAACCCTTGTTCGTGGTCCATCAGCCGTGGACGCATGTGCTTGAGCCTGCGATCAGGCGTGTGCTTGTGCATGTTCCTTAATTAATTTTTTTTATTTTTATTTTTTTTGAAACCCAGACCGGGGCAGCTGGTCCCCGGTCCGTCATAAATTATTACTTTTTATCAGGTCTCCCCGGGAAGTGCCTCTGTCCCGTATTGTAATAAATTATTACTTTTTACCTGGTTCCTGGCCGGCGGCGCTGGTGCGTGATTCGTCATAAATTATTACTTTTTGCTTGTGACCGGATCTGCCGCCTGTGCTTGAGCTTGTGCGTGCGACTGACATTGTGCTTGTTCATTTAAAAATTTTTTCTGGGTGTGCCTGAGCCTGTGCCCGTCGAGTAATATTTTATTACGTTTAGCCCGGGGCAGAGCATGCTCCTGGAAGTAATAATTTATTACTCGGGACCTGAACCAGCGTGGTAATATTTTATTACTTTTCACCCCGTTTTTATTGGAGCTCGTCCAGCTTTTTTAAAAGCTTTTTATTTTTTTCAATTCTATTTTTGTAATGTTCTATCTTACCCCTAATTTTTTCATTATTAGTTGCATGGCTAATATAATATTGCCACCGATAAATTTTTCTTAAAATTTCTATTTTTTTATCCATTTTTTACTCCGAATATTTTTTTAAATTAAGTATTTAAATTATAGGATTTTTTACATATAATCAACAACAGAATATTCAGAAAGGAAAAAACAATTATGAATATTAGAGAAATCATATCATACGTTAATCAGTATGATAAAAATGACGAAAATTATCTCGATACAATTCATGTAGAAGTTCAAAATTTTTGTGAGGAAAGATTAAAAACTTTTAAACAAAAATTTGATCTCTGCCCTAATTATAAAAGAGATAATTTTAACAATAGCTTAATTAAGTTAATTAAGAGCAGGACTCCGATTGAGGAAGCAGGACTTGATTTAATTTATTGTCATCAACATCTTGCATTTGAATTAATTGATGAGTCCGAAGTAATCACTACAACCCACAATGACACCATTTGTTCCGAAGCTTATGATGATTGGTATTTTACTTGCGATAGTTGTGAAGAGATTGATCACAACGATAATTCAAGAGAATTTAATAATTATCAAGGTATCTATTGCGAAAGTTGTTATGATAGTCAAGGATACAATTGTTCTCGTTGTGATGAGTATATGCACGAAAACGAAAATTGCGATTGTGAACATGATGAGGATTACGACGAGGACTCTCATTATTTAGACGAGTATCGAACACGAGTTTTTCTCGCATATCTTGTTTTAACTGAAGGCACAGAAATAGTTGAAAAATTATTTTATGGAATTGAAGTTGAACTTCATGCACGAGATGATCGACACGATACAGTTGAGGAATTAAGAGATTGTTTTAACAATGATCAAATTCTATTTAAACAAGACGGAAGCTTAGACCGAGATCAAGGCTTTGAAGTTGTCAGCACAAATTGTTCATTTGAATATCACAAGGAAGTTTTTTGGAAATCATTTTTCGAAAAATCACCGAACAATTTATGTAAGGCATGGCACGGAAAAGATTGTGGTCTACATATTCATTTCAGTCGTGAGGCATTTACAACAAATCAAATTAAAAGATTAAATTGTTTTTATAATCATCCTGCGAATAGAAAGTTGATTGTTGATATTGCAGGACGAGATGAAAATCAATATTGTAGATTTCAACCTAATCGAGATTTTAATTCACCGATTAAAACGCAGGGCGAAAAGTATTCGGTTATTAATCTTGATAATAGAGAAACAGTTGAGATCAGAATATTTAGATCGAACATTAAACAAATTTCTTTTTTTAAATATTTAGAATTTGTACATAGTGTTAATTCATGGATCAGAGCAGGTCATCAAAACAACGGTGAAAATTTGTTATGGACTGATTACATGGATTACTTGTTGAAAAATATTCACAAGGATTATTCAAATCTTTTAGTGTTCCTAGATGACAAAAAATATTTTGATCATTTAGAAAATATAGAAACATGGCAACCGATTTACGAAGAGTTCAAATCAGTTGTTGAGGATTTCAGAATAAATAACGAACAATTAATACAAGAAGGAGTTGAATAAAATGTGTTTAATAATTGTTGCTAATGATCTTAAATCTTTAAACTATAAAGATTTAGAAACGGCTTACAAAAGAAATTCCGACGGCTTCGGAGTTATGTATCTTGATAATAAAAAGAACTTTGTTTCAGATAAATTCTGTCCAAAAAACTTCAATGAGTTAAAAAAGTTTTTTAATTATCATAAAAAGAAAACTGATCAAATGGCAATCCACTTCAGATTTAAAACTGAAGGAGCTATTAACAAAAAGAATTGCCACCCATTTATTAGTTATCAAAAAAATAATCGTACTATTGGTTTAATGCACAATGGAGCACGATTACCAATACCGATAATTCATAATGGTAGTTCAGATACATGGCATTTTAATCAACACTATTTAAAATCAGTATTGCAGGATAATCCGAATATTATTTTAAATAAAGATTATCAAGATGAGTTAGCCGAATTTATTGATAAAGATAAATTAGTCTTATTAGATAGTCAGTCGAATAAATTTATTATCATCAATGAGAAGTTAGGAAACTTTAAAGGGGCTAATTGGTTTTCAAATACCTATTGGCAAGATCAACCAATAACTACTTTTAAATCTCAAAATGATAATAAAATAAATTATTATGGTGGACATTTAAATTCATGGGACGATTATCAATATGATTGGTTTAATGATCTCGATATATCAGATGTCTTAGAATTAAATAATAATGAGATTTACGATTATATTGAAAGTTGTATGCATCATGAAAGAGTTGATGTCATAGCCGATATTATTTTCAAATATAAAAATCTTATGAAACAGTCGGCTTAGCCGACCTGCCCCAATCGTCCTTGTGCATTTAATCCGTGCACAAGGACTACCCCTCGAAAAATCCGTGTGCATGAAAATTATTTTTTTTTCGCCTAACCAAAAAAAATTGAAGAATGAAATTTTTTTTGGTTAAAGAGATACTAAGGAATTACGAAGTAATACATTACAATTGACAATGCAGGGGGTACACCCTAAATTCAGTAGTACATAGTGTGTATGCTAGTATATAAATATACAGAAATAAGATGAGCGATTTTCTACCAGATCTGAGTCAGATGTCTCAAGAAGAGCGTTTGCTATTCTTAAAAAAGTTAGAACTAAAGAAGGTTCAACTAGAATCAGCAAGAAGTTCTAGGGACTCCTTTGCTAATTTCGTAAAAAGTATATGGCCCGACTTCATCGAGGGGGGACACCATAAAATCATTTCTAAAAAATTAGAAGCCATCAAGGATAAAAAAATTTCTAGATTGATAGTGAACATGCCACCAAGACATACTAAGTCAGAATTTGCTAGTTATCTGTTCCCTGCTTGGATGATGGGGCATAACCCTAAATTGAAAATTATCCAAACCACCCATACGGCAGAACTAGCCTATCGTTTTGGTAGAAAAGTCAGAAATTTGATGAATGAACAGGAATATAAGTCGGTGTTCCCGGGCACGGAACTACGAGCAGACTCTCAAGCTGCAGGAAGATGGGAAACAAATCATGGGGGCGAGTATTTTGCGGCAGGTGTCGGTGGTTCGATAACCGGGCGTGGTGCAGATTTACTCATTATCGACGATCCCCACTCCGAACAAGACGCTCTTTCGAAGACCGCCATGGAAAATGCGTGGGAATGGTACACATCAGGTCCTCGTCAGCGTCTTCAACCAGGCGGAGCCATCGTTGTTGTCATGACAAGATGGTCAGAAGACGACTTAACAGAGCGTTTAATGGAAGCTCAAATGAAAGATCCGATGGCGGACAAGTGGGAAATAGTAGATTTTCCAGCGATCACGGACGACGGACAACCGCAATGGCCCGAATATTGGAAAAAAGACCAATTAGAGGCGGTCAAAGCCTCATTACCCATGGCAAAATGGAACGCACAGTGGCAACAACAGCCCACATCCGAGGAAACTTCTATTATTAAGCGAGAATGGTGGCAAGAATGGAAGAAAGAACAGCCACCTTTGCAATATATTATTCAAAGTTACGATACAGCCTTCTCATCCAAGACCACATCGGACTATTCAGCGATTACAACGTGGGGAGTTTTCTATAATGAGGTGACAGGAAAGCAAAATGTCATTTTGATGGAGGCAGATCGAGGAAGATGGGACTTTCCCGAGCTCAAAAGGATTGCATTAGAGAAAAATCAGTATTGGCAACCCGAACAAATCATCATTGAAGCGAAAGCAAGTGGACTTCCACTTACTCACGAGCTTCAAGCCATGGGAATCCCAGTGATTAACTTCACACCAAGTAGAGGAAACGACAAAATGGTCAGAGTCAACTCTGTATCTCCGCTTTTTGAAAGTGGAATGATCTGGTATCCGCCGTATAAATGGGCAGAAGAAGTGATTGAAGAATGTGCAGCTTTCCCTTATGGTAGAAA